CGACTTTCATCTGTTCAGCTTGCATCTGTTGTTGGAAGAGAGCTTGTTGCTGTTCTGCTTGAGCTTGTCTGATTTGTTCTACTTCATCTTTACTTCTAATCTTAGACATATTACCAAGTCTTTCAGCAATATCCATAACAACTGCATCTTCATTGATATAATCAAGTGCAGCAGGTTTAACTTCTGCAAGTTGTGATATGTATAGTATCAAATCTTCTACAGAGCCGATTTCAGCCATACGCTGGGCTTTTGCGATGGAACTTAAGAATTCAATTTCAATATCTTTGTAATTAAATCCTTCAACTTCAGGAAAAGCACCTCTGCGGACACAGATATCTATAACTCTGTCAAACAAAGCCTGCAAGCCATCTTTAGCCTGCAAGTAAATAGGCGCGAGCAAAGTCATCTGCTCGTTTGTAATAGCGGAAACTTCTCTTGCTGTCATATTGCCTTTCTGTTGTTGGGCAAATAACATAAGTAAATATGCAAGAGATATTTTGCGTATCTTATCAAGTAAGCGAGTTCTGCTGTCTTCAAGCTCTTGGATATGCGGTGCTACGCGGAATATTTCGCTTGCAACCTTTGTCGGGTCTTGGTCTGTATAAAATCTGGAGCCTGGCAAAACAGGTTTCCTGCCAAGTTCTCTGTGGAGTGCCAAGGCAGGATTTGCAAGATATGCTTTGTTAATGTTAAGACACTCTACAGTTTTCTGCAGTTCTCTAACATCGCCAAGCATTTTTTCGCATATACCTGTTGGATATACGCTTCTTAAATTCTTTCTACCCCAGTTAAATACAACTATCGGATTAGACATAAAGCCGCTCTTGCGGAGCCACTTGTCTGAACCTTTCATCCAATATAAATCTATAAACTTAAATCTGTCTGACACTGTCCCGTCTTTAGGGTTTTCGCAGATTAGGTGGCATATTTCAAATTTGGTCTTATAATCGCCAGCATTATATCTTTCTTTTACTCTGTCTGGTATAACATCTTTATCAAAACTCTTCATCATCTCATCTGCTGTCAGATTAAAGACTCTTGCAAACTTTGTATATTTCCCTTGTGCGTCTATACCGAGATAGTATTCACCGAAAGTAAACGGATTAAACCATATAAAATCGTAATCTCTTTCTTCTACCAGCATCACACCAAGTGCATAGTGTACCCATTCAGATATAACATTATTCATTGCTGAGTAGAAGTTAGATTTAGCAAACAAATAATATAAAAACTCTTTAGATAACTCAAGACCTTGATAGATTGATTGCATATCCATATTTTGATATTTCTTTTTTGTTTTATCTATTGTAAGGTCAAACCATCTAGTTGCAGGGTTAATTAAGCCTCCATATAAGCCAGAAATAGTAGCATCAACATAAGATACAGGTTCACTATCAAGCTGTTTCTGATAATCTATTCTAGCATTATCGTAATCGTTGTCGCCATCGAAGTGCCCTGTGCCAGGGGCTAATAAATCTCTAATGTCTTTATATATAGATACTCTTGTTTCATCTAGTGTGTTCTTTAATGAACAAAAAATTCTTTTATATATATTGTTTGCTTCTTGCATCTAGTCCCCCAGTTTCTGACCGCGCTGACTATTTGTAATAAATGTTCTTCTCAAAGCACTTTTCTTTTTTACAATATCTGTAACGGCATCTCCAGCATCCGTAGCCTGAGGTGTGGCGCCAGCTTCTCTTTTTGCGACTACTTCAGCCTGTCTATTAGCTTCGCTCTGAGCTCTGGCTTGGGCTTTAGCAGCATTTGTAGGTTGATAATAAAACGGCTCAGCCAAGCCCATAGTGAAAATATCAGAAATCCATCTTTTTGTAGAACCGCCCATAACATCTCCGTAATTATATTCAAAATAAGGGGGAGGCGGGAAAACCTCCCCCCGTAGGGATATACCAACTAGGCAGTCTGAACGCCGTCAGTGATACCAACTGTCAATTTGCCAGCGGTAATTGCAGGGGTTGTACCGCCAGTTAAAGTAACATCAAAATATACACGAGTATATTTCTTTAAACCAAGAGGGACTCTGTAAGCGATTACATCGCCTTTCTTTGCAGCAGCAATGTCAACAACTGTTTCGTTTAGTGTAACGTTGCCAGAAGAGAAAGTAGAGTCTGTAGCATTGGTTTGAAGAATAACTTTGATAGTCGCAGCGCTGGGGCTACCAGAAGTTGTAAAAGCAGTATCAACTAAGATAGCAATCCATTCGCGAGAATAGTCTTCGCCACCGAGCTGCAAAACTGCTGCAGAACCGCCAACTTGACCAGCAGCGTCTGCAGTTACTGCTTGGGCATCAGCAAATAATACTTTTTTATCAAAAAACATATTATATTATCCTCCTAAATTATGAGAAAGAAACTTGAGTTTCGTTCTCGACGATAGCATCTTCTGCTCTTACAGGGATACCGTCAATGATTAAGTCATTGGCAGAGTAGCCTTTGTTGCCGGAAGAGGTAATAACGCCATCTTGATTTACAATAGGAGCAGTTTGTAAGGTCGTAGTAGAACCACCTGCTGCTAAGAAACCGTTGCGCAAAGCAAATTTAACTTTTCTTGAAGCATAAGCGACAAGTTTAATACCGTTAAGGTTTTGAATGCTGTTGACAGCAGCCATAAACTTATCATAGAGAGCAGCGCATTTTGCTTTTGTACCGAGGTCTGTGACATCGATGTTGCAAACACGTGCACCGTATCTCCAGTCTGCTACGCCCATACCGAGTAAAAGTTCATATTGTTCTTTATAGCCAGGATAGGTGTTACCAGAAGCATCAGTAATATCGATAGGACCGTTTTTGCTGTAGTCATATCTGATAATACCAGCTTGAGAACCTTTCGGATAGAAACCAAAGATTTTATCTTCAGACCAGCCGACGAGGTAAATGGAAGATAAGTTGCTGGAACCACCGCCATTGAATAAGTTTCTGGCAGAGTCTGCATCTTTATCTGCATATCTGGCAGCGAAACCGACGAATGCTTTTTCGTTTAAAGCATTTGAGCCGTAAATCATCTTGGAAGCCATTTCTTGAGACATAGCTTCTAAGTGTCTGCGAGCTTCAGATGCTCTAACAACTTGGACTTTACCAGCCTTTTCAGCAATAGCAGCATCGACTAACGAGACTGTGGAAAGTCTGCCGTAAGTTTCGTGAACAACTTTTTGTGTTGCTTTGGAAGGTTGAACACCTTCATACGCACGTCTCCAGGTTACTTCAGGTAAACCAGTTTGAACTGCGTAGGTGTGACCGTTATCGCTGTTTGATTCAATCATTACTGCATCATTGAGGATAGGGTCGGTTTTTTGCAATACGTTAACCACAGGTAATAAATTGCCGTTTTTATCAAACAATTTAGCGTGGTCAAATAATGTGAATTCACCGTTCATTGTTTTTCTCCGTTAATTTGATTTATAAAGATTTTCCATATCGGTTAAATCTTTTTCAACTTTTTTAGTATTTGGATTCACAGAGCCTTTCTCAAGTGTTACATCACCGATAGCACTCAGGAACGCCAATGTCGCAGGAGCGTTTTCAGCACCAGCGAGGGTAAGCAGTTCTTTAAATTTACCTGTTTTATCAAACTCGGCAAGAACTCTTCCGACATTTGTTTGAACATTTTTCAGATTGTCGCCGTAGGTCTTAGTATTTTCTTCAGACCATTTGGCTTGTAAATCTTTCATATACTGAGCCTGTTTGGCTGCAGCATCAAATTGGAATTTAGCAATCTTATTTGCAAGTTCAGGCTTAATGCCGTTATCTAAAGCAAATTGTCTAAATCCTTTGAGTAAATCTTTGTCAAGTGCTACGTCTTCAGTAGCAGTTAAGCCGAGAGCTTCGTCGTAGCTATCAATAGTTAATGTTTCTTCGGCTGGTTTAGTGTCGTTGCCAGGAACATCTCCACTTCCTGAATCAGCTCCTTGTACAGGTTTCGTATCACCAGTGGAGGGTTTTTGGTCTGAAGTGTTGGTATCTGCTGCAGTTTGATTGTTTTTTTCATTGTTTTCTGTCTGTTGGTTTATGTCATCCATACATATCTCCTTCTGTTTCTATATATATAACATTTTTTTACAAATGTCAAATTTTTATTAAACTTAATGTATCAACTCCATTAAATGAATCTATTTGGTAATCGCCGTTATCTTCTATGTCTAGCCATCTGTCTGTCTTAATAACTTTATCTTTAAATCCGGCGAAGGTAAGCGCGAGCGCGTCTACGGCATCTGGTGAGCGACCGATACGCTTTCTAATATCATCTTTACTGCAGAGATAAATTTTACCGTCATCACTCTTTCTGAGATTATATTCTATACTCTGCAACTCTCTGCGTACTTCTACTACGCTTTCGTCTTTACTATTACCGAGGTAACCACCTGCTTCAAGCCAGTCTCTTAACTTACCGTATATCTCGGCACGCTTATTGCCGTAAGTGTCGGCATTGTTTGCTCTGCCGCCAAAGTCTACGGGAATTATATTCTCGTTCATCTGTCTAGCAATAGCCAATACAGCTAAGCCGTATCCTCTATCGCAATATGCTTTCTCTGCGTGATGTTTTCTTTTGAAAGCAATAAAGAAGTTCGCTAAATCTAATGGGTCCTTTATGTTGTTTATAATCGCTATCTCT